GACATGATCGAAGACGCCCGCTGCTGCCCGCCCACCATGGCGATGTTGGACATGTTCCCGGCAGCGCCCATCGTCGCGGCGTTCTGATTGGTCGTCTGCGTCTGCCCCATGCCAGCCATGGAAGCGAGGCGGTTGAGGTAGTTTCCGTACTCCTGAGCAGCGAGGCCGTTGGTGGTCGTGGCCAGCGCCTTCATGGCATCGCCAGATCCAGCCATTCCAAGAGCGGCCATGCGGTTCTGAACGGCATCGTTCGCCTGCTGCACCTGGAACTGATAGCCGGGGGTCTGGGTAAACCCCGCCCCCTGCGTCATCGGCCCGCCCCATGCCGAGGTGGCGCACGAGGTCTGGCCTGGAGTGTCCGGTGTGCCCGGCTGCCCCATGGCGTTCTGATTGGAGCCCTGAGCGTATGCGGAGCCAATCGGGCCGGAGTTAGGATCGTAGAAGATCGGGTTCTGCGGACGGGCAAGGGCGAGGCCGTCCATCAGTTGGTAAAGCGCCGTCTGCCCCGCATACATCCACGGCGCATTGTCGATGCGGGTCTGCTGAAGGGCGTCCTTCTGGAACTGCGTTGCCTGCTGCTGGGCAGCGGCCTGCGTGTTCGCTGCGCTCTTTGCAGCCGAGGACGAGAGAGCCGCGCCGCCGATTGCGCCGGCTGCACCGACGCCAGCCGCGATCAGCCCTGAGATTGCTGCCATCAGATAGCCCTCATGTAAGAGGTTTCCGCCTTGGAATAGCCGCGACGTTCAAAGACACGGCCCAGAGCCTTGTCGCGCTTGTTCCCAAGGCATGAGAGGGTGACGGCCACAGCGCCGCGCGCTTCAGCCCACCATTCGAAATGATCCAGAAGGGCCATGCCGTTCGCGTCGGCCCACCAGAAGGTTTCCACCGCCACCCGATGAGCCGGGTTGAAGTAGAGAGGCACGAGAGCCCCGCCGATCATCCCCTGCTCGTGGCAGAGAACGATCCCATCCGGGTTCTGTATCGTCGCCTCAAGGAACGCCGCAGAGGCAACGGGGTCATACTCAACGAAGGTGTAATCGGACATGGCGTGGAACTTCGCGCCCATCTCGACAATCCGGGGGATGTCGGAGAGCTTGGCCTGTCGGATCATTGCGCCCTGCGAACCCCTGAGACTGTGAGAGTGACCGTCGCTGCAACCGTGGCGTAGGCGTAGATCGAAGCGCCGGGAGGAATGGCCTGCGCTACCAGCGTCGGAAGCGTGACACTCGACAGGGCCGGCACGTCAGCGAACGAGACGACGATGTATTCCGCCGAAGGGCTTTCACCGTCAGGCACGACATAGACAACCACCTGAGCGTCCGTGCCGGTCGGATTGGCAGCCGTTGCCGCGCTCACTTCCCCCGACTGGTTGAACGAGAACGACACATAGGAGGTCGGTGAAAGCCCCAGCACCTGACCGGCGATGAACTGTTCCGTGGGGGTTGCCACGATGCTTTCGAGGTAGAAGCGGGCCTCTCGTGTCAGAAACCGTCGCTCATCCACGAACTGGATATTCGGAGGCGCGGCGCTCATGAGGACAGCACCGACGCTTCCATCCGCCCCGAAATCACCGAAAACGGCGCGTTGTCGGTGAAGCTCACCTTGAACGTCCAGTCCCTAGCAATGCCGAGGTTTCGCCAGACCGCACGGCGCTTGTAGTCACCCACAGCACCGAGAGCGCGCGTCCTGACGTTGCCGAATGTCATCCCGTCCTTTGCAAGTGAGAGCATGACGGAAGGCGAAACGCTCGGATCAGAGGTCCCCACCTCGCAATCGAGCCAGTAGGCGTCCACCTGAATGCGCTTGCCGCTCTGGTAGATCGGCGGGGCGACCGCGACACGCTCCAAAATGTCGTTTGCGTCCTGATAGGCCGTTTTTACCAACTGGCAGACGCCATCGTGCCCCAAAACGACGGTCGGACCCAGCTTGTGAGGGCCTACAATATCCCAAGACGAAGACCCCCACGTCCGCGCCTGGTGCCACATGCCAGTCGCGATGTCATATGCAACTGTCAAACGGCCCGGAAACGTCAGAACGTAGAACTTGTGCCCGGGAATGGCGTAAACCCACCCGTAAGCATCAGAATATGGCCTTGCATCGCCAATCAGGCGCTCAATCCCCTCATCCGACACCCTTGCGGGGCGGTATCCATCGGCGCGATAGACCATTCCATCGTTGCCGAGCCAGAAAACCGTGTTGTCTTCCGAGGCGACCGAGTATGCAGCGCCGCAACCGCGCTCCAGAGCGACACCACCCACCCGCTGGAACGAGAAACCAGCCGTGCCGGAGTTAGCCCAGACCTCGATTGAGGTCTCACCGAACAGCCACACCTCGCGGTGATCGGTGAACACCCGGTTGAGCTTGTCCGGTTGGCTCTCTGCGGTCGCGAAATTCAGGACTTCCACGGTCGAGAAGTCGTTGAGGTTGGTCCGGTAGAACCGGCCTGAGTTGCGGTCGTTCAGAATGCCGTAGCCATCAAGGGCGGCGAAGGAGCCAGCGGCAGAGATCGGCAGTGAAGCCTGAGTAAGGTTCGTTCCATCCCAGACGTAAAGCCCGAAGCCGTCGCAAATCCCGATCTGGGTCGCGTTCTCACCGAACGAGCACTTGCCGGTGGCCGTCTGGAGCGTTCCAAGGCGGATCGCCTCAGTCGTGGTCAGGCACGAGAACCCATCACCGATGACCGCGTAATCTCCACCACGAAGGTAGGCAACGCCCCTCGCCTCACCCGAGACGGAGAAGTTCTTCTGAACGCCAGCGCGGCCCGTCCTGACGATCTGGCCCCGCCCCTGCGGGACCTTCTCGACATACATATTGATCAGGTTCTCGCGGGAGTTCTGCTCGGTGAGGTTCTTGCCGGCTTTGACGGCAAAGGGAGCCTCAAGCATCAGTAGTCAACCAGTCGCTGAGAGGGCATTTTCGGAAGGTCGCTGTCAGCCGCAACGCTGTCGGGATCGAAGGACGCATTGGTAATCGCCTCCTTCCCGTTGGTGCAGAGAGCGACGGTCGCAGCGTCGGCCTGCTTGCCGTACTTGGGGCCGAGGCGAACGGCGAGACACGCCTTGAACGCCTCGTTCCCCTCGTCCGTGATGGACGAAAACCCGTAGGTGTCCACCGAAACCGTCTCCGTCAGGCTGTCGAGCCTGGGGGCGGACATGATGGTTTTTTCCAGCACCCACTGCTGGAGCATGTCATTGAGGGCTGTCAGACCCCGCTGCGCTTCGTAGTCCTGAAGCGGCTCTTCCGCCTCATCGATCCCGAGCATGGCGCGGGCGTCAACGATGATGTCGTGTGCTGTCGCCATGGATCACCCCGAGAAAATGGGGAAGGGTCGAAACCCTTCCCCGGTGTCGTTACGCCGAGCCCTTCATGAGGCCATGCGTCACCAGAACAAGACGCATCTCGTTCACAAGGGCGATCATGGCGTCACGGTTCTGGGCGGTGTCGTAGGCACCAGCGGTCGCACCAGTGCCACCAGCGGGGGCCGCAGCCTGCGCAGCGCCGGAGCGCTGGGCGGCCGGGGCCTTGCCGAAAAAGCCCACTTTGTCGGTTGCGGACTGACCCATGCAGACGCCATCAGAAGCGCCATCGGAGAGCTGCTTCACAGCCATTGGTTTTTCCTTTCAGGAAAGAGAAAGGGGCGGCCCGAAGACCGCCCCAATGGGTTAGGTGGAGCCCGAGATACGGGTGGCGAGACGGGGATCGATCGTTTTCACGCCATAGAGGACATCGAGCCTCCACATGGAGTGATCGTTGATGCCGTCATAGACCGGGATCACACGAACCGAGGTGCCCTTGTAGGTCTGGCGACCCACCTGAGAAGCACCCGGAGGCGAGACCAGCGGCACAGTGACCAGAGCGAAGGCGTTCTTCTGGAACACGAGGTTCTGGCGATACGGGGTCGAAGCCGTACCGAAGAACGTCACCGCCTGGTTGTTCAGGTCCGTAACAGCCGTGATATCGACGTTCTTGAACGCACCCGTCCAGATCATGGCCGGGTAGATGTCAAGATCGACCTCGCTGCCCACCGCCGTCGCATCCGCAGTCACGACGAACTGCTTCAGGAAGGGAAGGCGGGCCTTAGTGACCGGGTTGACAGCCCACACGCCATCGATGGTGAAGACCTCGCCAGCCTTGATCGTGTCGGTCGCGCCGCCGAGAGTGTCGATGTGGATCGTCTGGATCATCGTGTCCTTGACCGACGCATACGAAACGGTCGAGGCAGTGATGGACAGGTCGATAGCCGGTGAACCCGTACGCGTGCCCATGGTCAGGGACTGCACGTTCTGGCTCATGTGGGTGTCAACGCCACCGATCATGCCGAGCGAGCCCTTGCGATAGGCACCCTTGGCAACGTCCTGCATATACAGGGCCGTCTGGGAGCCGAGCAGGCCCCAATGGTCGGACGGAGCAAGCGCCGCCATGCGGCCCTCAGAACCCACGGCGTATTCGTCAAGGCGCTGGGGGCCAAGAGCGAAGTCAGCGTAGGAATTGATGGTCTGGCCGGCAGTGCCAACCCACGACGGGATATCTTTGGCGAGAGCCGCAACATCGCTGTCGATCTGGTTGGCAAGCTGGACCATGGCCGGCTTGATCGCGCGTTCGGTCAGGTCCTTGATGTTCAGGGACAGTTCCTGCGAGGTGAACTTGAAGTCCACGCCCTTGCGCTTGTTGACCGTGATGGTGGTCTTGCCCTCGACCACATCCTGAGCGGAGGCGACGGCACCGTCACGAACGGTGTAGTCAGCCGGCTTGCGGATGGAGATCGTGTCGCCAACGGTGTAGCCGTTGGGGGCCATGTTGAAGTCTTCCTCATAGCCACGGAACACCTTGTCCGCGAAAATGAGGTTGTTGTCGAGGATCGCCACCGCAGCCTTTGCGATGATGTCAGCGGTAAGCTGAGAGTTGGACATTTCGAGCGCCCTTTCAGGCAGGCACCCGCATTAGCTGGCGTCCTTCAGCAGCCAGGCTGCAAAGGCGTCCATGCTCATGTTCTCGGGTGCAGGGGTTGTGGCAGGCGCACCACCCCCGGCCAGTGCAGGCGCGGGCGGCGGGGCCGTGGATGTTCGTTTCGGCGGCGGGACTGAGACTTTCGCCTCGATGCGGCCGAGTTCCAGACCCTGACGGGCTGGCGGAAGGGATGCGATGCGGCGTGCCTCTTCCGGGTTCTTGCCCAGGTAGTAGAGGATGGCCGGGCCGTTCTCGTGTTCCGAGATAACGTCCGCCATGGTCTCCGAGACAGGCAGCGTCGGTGCGTGCGCGACAGCCACGAAATCGGGGAACCGATCCTTGACCGCCTCGACCTTTTCGCGCCATGCCGCAGAGCGAGCTTCGTCGGCGCGTGAACGGGTTTCCTGCAACTCCTCCTTCAGTTCATCGGCCCGCGCCTGCTTGACTGCGTGGCTGGTCAGGTCGGCCTGGAACTTTGTGGGGTCGTCGTAGGCATCGGGGTTCGGGGCCTTTGCTGCCTCCAGAACCTTCAGGCGGGCTTCAAGCGAGGCGGCGCGTGCTTCTGCCGCCTTTTTGTCAGCGAGCGCCTGTTCCACACGCAACTGAGCGCGGGATTTGGGCTTCTCCTGCTTCTCTTCTGCCGGTTCCTCGGCTTTCGCTTCGGTAGGCTTCTGTTGGGTTTCAGGAGTTTCGACCTTTTCGGTGGTCTGGACCGGGGCCTCAGTTTCAGCCTGAGGAACGGCTACCGGTTCAACGTCAACCGGCTGCGTGGTCTGCTCTTCCATGGTTCGCCCAAAGAAAAAGGCCGCCCCGAAGGACGGCCTCTGATCCGGTTCCGCCGGGACGGTCAGCCTTGCGCGGGCTGAGACGCGATCTGGGCTTCAGGGTCCGGTTGGACCGGTGGAGCCAAGAGGTTCGCCATGCCTTGGGCGTTCTTGATCTTCTCGCCCTCGGTCTTGGCCATGGTGTTTTCGATCTTCGCCGCCATCTCGCGGGCCTGAAGCTCTGCGGTGGGGTCGGGCTGCTGCTGGCTCTGCATGGCCTGCATCGCCTCAGCCATCTTCTCCTTGTCAGCACCAGTCTCGTCGATGATGTCGAACAGGGTCTGAAGCTGAGGCGGCAGCATGGCCTTCAGGCGGGCCGCGATTTCCTCATGCTCCGGCCAGTCCATCATCTTGGCGATCTTGTCGAGCATCGCCGGGGCAGCGTTCGGATAGGCACGCGCGAACTCGACCATGGCGTTCGCCGCTTCAATGCGCTGCGTGTTGTAGCTCGGGCCGGTGGACACGGTGACATCGTACTTACCGACCGAGAGATCGTTGATCGTCATCGGCTCGCCATTCTCGGCAATCGTGGTCTGGTTGACCTTCACCCAGGCTTCGGAGCCATCCTCGTTCAGAAGACGCACAACACGTTCGGTGTCGTAAATCTTCGGGATGAGCGCACAGACAATCTCGCCGGCCCTGCGGATGGCGTAGGCGAGGTTGTCGAAGAAGTGGTAGGTGGACGTGTCGCCTTCACGCTGACGGGCAAGAATGGCCTTGCCTGAGGTCTCATTTGACTTAGCGCCCAAGCCTGCATCGTAAATGCCGGTCGTGCCCTTCATGTCGTCGGCGGCGATCTGGGCTTCCTGCCACATGGCAGAGGGCGGAGCAGGCGGCGCAACACGCTCGGGCTTCGCACCAGGAGCAGTCGGATCGGCGTCATAGATCAGGTACGGCAGAGGCGAGACGTTCGCCTTGTCCCACATCGCCCGGCTGTTCTTGATCATGGCCGATGTGACGAGATACGGGGCCTTGGGAGCCAGCGCGATCATCTCGGCGGCAGAGGACCGCCAGTAGTTATAGAGCCTCTGCGGGTCCTTGGCGTGACGGATCAAGCCAGAGCGAACCACATGCGTCCCAATGACCGTCTCCTCACCGACAACAGGGACAATCGGGATGAACGGGACAGGGAACCTGTACGGGCCTTCAAGAATCTCAAGGCCAGACACGAGGCACATCTCGACTTCGAAGCTGTCCACCTCACGCGTGGCCAGCGTGCCGTCAGCCTTGCGGGCAATCGGCATGAACTGGCGAAGCTCTTCCTTGAAGTCTGAGAGATCGACGGTCTTGCCGTCTTCCATCAGGGCGATGGTGCGCTTCTTGGGCTTCTTGTACCAATATTCGGCAATCCGAACCATGTCCTCGTCATGCCAGAACAGGTGCGAATCCGAGTGCGCCGTGATCGGGTCGAGTGAGGCAGCCGTGGCCTTCGGAAAGCGGTCCTTGAACGCCTCAGTCGTGATGCCCTCAACCACGAAGCAGAAGCCGGCGTCCGAGCGGTCAACCTCTTTCGCATTCGGGTCCCAAAAGACCCCTAGCGGGTTCTGGATGGCCTTCAGCTTGATCTCTTGTTCCGAAACGCTGTCGTCGCAGTATTCCGTCGTGACGCGGAAATGCCCGATGCCGCAGGCTACCGCAGCCTGGAACGCCATCGTATAGACCATATCGGCCTTCGACACGCGCTCGATCTGGCGGACGATGCCATTATACATCCGCGCAATCTCAGGATCGCCCTGGTCATCAACGGGAGACACCTTGATTGCAGGGCGCGACTGCCGCATGTCGCCAGTGACCTGACGAATGAACTGCGGCATTCGATTTACAGTGATGCATGGACGGCCTGATGCCTCACGCATACGCTTCACGTCAGCCGGCCATTGGTCGCCAGCAACGAACTTCAGGTCCGAAATCGCGTCGTCGCGGTTGGCCCTGTCAGCCTCCCACGCCTTGTCGAAGCGGTCCATGATCTGATGATGGGACGGCTTCTTGCCTCCCTTTTCCAGATCATCGGGGTTGATCATTCATCACACTCCTAGCCAACCGCCTGCGTGCTGAGGCGGGCCGGGGTAGAATTCTTCTGTCTCAATCGACTGGACGGACTTGCGTGTGGCTTCGAGCGCGTATCGCAGGGCGTCGATGACGTGGTTCTTCTTGTCCTCAAGGACGGGGAGGATTTCGCCCGTCAGCTTGTCGGTCTTCCACGAGTAGAGGGTCAGTTCGTCAATCAGATGCGTGCAGCGAGGGTGAACCACGATGTCCACGCTCTTCAGGAATTCAACGCCATCCTTGACGCTGTTCGGGCCCTTCTCAGCCGCATGGATGTTGAAGCCAGCCCGCCGCATGAACGAGATCGTCTCAGGGCGAGAGCTATCAGCAGTGATCGGCCATTCGCGAGAGCCGTTGATCTGGTCGAACAGTTGAGGCGTGCGGTCGATCTCGCAGCCGATCTTGTGCGCCTCTGCGTCAATGTAGAGCGTCCGATCCCAGAGGTAGGTGCGGACGAGAACCGTAGGATCGATGGCAAAGCCCCAATCCGCGCCGAAGTAGGGCCTTGCGTCCGTCGGAGGGTCCAGACGGTCAATCCGCCAGTTCTTGAACACCCGGCTTTCAGAGTTGCGCTGGTACTCACCGAGCCAGATGTGCGCGTACTTGTCGGGGTCCCTCGACTTGTCCCAATTAAGCTCTGCCTTCAGGACATCCGGGAACCACGGATTGTCCGACCACAGCACCCGCTTGATCAGAGCATCAGGCGGTGGCTGCTCTCCCCTGAACATCACGTCGATGGGGTCGTTCTTGAACCTCGGGTTCCACGAGAACCACAGTTCCGAGCCTTCCTTACGAATGGTCGGGATGAGGATGTCCAGCGATGACTGAGAGACGGTCGCCGCCTCTTCCACCCAGGCTATATCCACACCCTCAAGCGACTTGATGCTTTCCGGGTTGGTCCGAAGTCCGGCAAACAGAAACTCCGTCCCGTTCTTTCCAGTGATGCCCGTCAGCGTGGACGAGTAGAGATGCGACAGGCCCAGCGCCTTGATCTTGTCTTCCAGAAGCCGCTTGACCGAATCCGCAATGCTCTTCTGGATTTCACGAGCGCAGAGGATGCGGGTTGGCTTCTCAGCCCCGATGATGACGAGCGCCGCCGCTATCGAGTGCGACTTGGCCGAGCCTCGACCACCATAGAAAGCCTTGTATCTGTGAGGTTCAAAAAGGCCAGCGAATGGCTCAGGAAGCTGGACGGACAAACTCGACCTGAATGCAATGCTGCACCGGCCCGCCGTCCTCGTCTCCCATCACCTCGACAGATTGAGCGGGCTTGCCGTAGCCACGGTCCAGAATGCGGGAGGCTGCATCTACCCTCACCCGCTCGTCATCGCTGTCCATGGCCTTCACAAGCGTAAGGAGGGCCTTTTCAGTGTGGGAGCGGGCCAAACCAGCCAGGTTCTTCTGTGCCTGCCGTTTGATGTCAGCGCGAGACACGATTGTTACTCCTCGCCTTTGAAATCAATGTGATGGACATTTACAACGATGTCCAATCGCCAACAGTTAGGCCGAGCTTCTTCCACATCGCTCGCTCATCCCATGGGAAGCTGGCGACGATGCATCCGGCACGCTCAAAAGAACGCTTGAGAAGCGACAGGTTCGGATAATTGGCCGAAGCCAATTCATCGAATGTCTTCGCCCCAACGAGAACGTGCATTCCAACCTCAGTTCAATCTCACAGGAACCACATCGTCCTCAGCGGCCAAGTTACGGGCGCACTCAAGGACCGATGCGATGTTGATGTCTGTCGTGATGTTGTCAGCCTGGAATGCGCTGAGGTCCAGCGTGCCGTCCGTTGAAAGGACCACCACGATCACGACTGCGGTGTCTTCCTCAACGAAGGCTTCGATGAGTTCAGTCACGAGCCCAATCCAGAATGAAGCGAACCACGAATGCGCCAGCTACAGCAGCGCAGAGGATGAGGCCCGTCAGGAAGCCCGCTGCGAATAGGGCCATTGTAACATTTCGTGATGATGAAGCATATTGCTACACACTCAGTCTTTTGCTACAAATGGTCATCAGCAACGGAGACAGCAAATGACCGTCGTCGCCACCATCCACATCGGCCACCGCATTATCACTGAGGCCGCCACGTTTGAGGTCGTGGGAAACCTGAAGATGCGCGGTCGCTACCTCTATAAGGTCCGCAACACGCAAACCGGACGCATCAACTCCATTGAGCGCGAAGACCTTCTTGAAGCCCAGCGCGACGGGTCGGCCAAGGTGGTTCAGTAATGACCCCGCTGCAATTCCGCGAAGCCCGCCTCGCCTTCGGCCTCACTCAGTCAGAGTGGGGCCTCCTGCTTGGTATCCACCGCGTGCAGGTCGCCAAGATCGAAGGCGGCAAGTCTGGCGTCACTAAGACGCTTGCCCTTCTCGTATCAGCCTACAAGCGCCACGGCCTACCAGCCCAACCAATCCATCAGAGCCAGAACCAGGGCTGTGCCTATGGGGAGGGTGAGGGACCAGATGGTCACTCGTGACCCTCGAAATCGGGATGGTATGGCCCTGTGACGGCAACCCACACCGCAACGACGATCATCAGCAAGATGTAGAGCCCAACACAAATGCCGGCCCCCCACGCCAGCGCCTCAATCATCTGCGCCCCAATTGGCCTGCGAACACCACGGCTGCGAAGATGCAGAGGGCTAGGCAGGTGAGGAAGCCCGCGAGGAAGGTCAGCATCGCGCCTCCAAATGAAGAAGGGCTCCCGCCGGTTAGACGAGAGCCCT